TGATCCTGATATTGAGCAGGTGACTGTTATGAAGAGTGCGAGGGTTGGATATACAAAAATGTTGAATCATTTAATTGCATACCATATACATTTAGACGCAACAAGCATGATGCTTGTCCAGCCCACCCTAGATGACTGCAACGGCTACTCAAAGGAGGAGATAGCTCCGATGATTAGGGATACCCCAGTTTTAAGAGGTTTGGTTAGTGATCCAAAAGCTAAAGATGGAAGTAACACGATACTGAGCAAACAGTTCCCTGGAGGGACCCTTGGCCTCGTAGGAGCCAATAGTGCCAGAGGTTTTCGTAGGGTAAGTAGAAGGGTAGTCATGTTTGACGAAACGGATGGATATCCTGAGTCAACTTCGGAGGGTGATCAGATCAAGCTTGGGATCAAGAGAACTGATTACTACTGGAATAGAAAAATAGTTGCTGGTTCTACTCCCACTGATAAAGACTTTAGCCGTATTGAAAAATTATGGGACAAGTCTGACCAAAGGTTTTACTACTGTCCATGTCCAGATTGCGGTCACATGCAAGTTCTGAAGTTTGAAAACTTTAGATGGGAGGACAACGAGCCAGAAACAACTAGATATGCCTGTGAAAAGTGTGGCGTGTTAATTCCAGATAGTAAAAAACGATGGATGGTAGAGCGTGGTGAGTGGCGACAAACAGCAGAAGGTAATGGTCGTCATGCAGGTTTTCATATCTGGGCTGCTTATAGTTATTCCCCTAATGCGTCATGGCCCCAACTGGTCGAGGAATGGTTGGATTGTCAGGGTGATATAGAACAAATTAAAACTTTTAAAAATACAATCCAAGGTGAATTATTTGATGACGAGTTTGAAAGAAAGGTAGGAGCTAGTGGTTTGATGCAAAGGGCAGCTCAAGAAACTTATAAACGTGGTGTTCCACCAAGAGAAGTATTGGTTCTTGTATGTGGAGTTGATACACAAGATGATCGTTTGAGCTTGTCTGTATGGGGTGCTGCACCTCCTAAAGAGTCAGATAAGAATGATCGACCTGAACAGCTTTATTTAATTGATCGTCAAGTTCTTTATGGGAACCCAGGTCGTCAGGATGTATGGGACCAATTAGATGAGGTCATAACAACTCCATACGTTAATGAGGATGGAATTGAAATGAAGATTGAAGCAACAGCAGTCGATTCTGGAGGCCATTTCACGGAGGAGGTGTATCGCTTTTGTAAGAATCGTGCTGCTTTAGGTGTTGTTCCTATCAAGGGTGTGGATAAGTTAAAAGGTGATGTGATGATCGGTAAGCCTAATAAAGTTGAATATGGTGCAAAAGGAAATGTACTAAAATCAAGCATTAAGCTCTATAGTATTGGTGTAAACAAAGTAAAGACTTATCTTTATAGGCGTTTACGAGATGCAGAGATCAACGATGGATACTTGCATTTCTACCCAACTATTACTGAAGATTACTTTGAAGAATTAACAGCAGAGAAAGAAATAAGGAAGTACAAAGCGGGAAGAATATATGAAAGGGTATGGACTTTAAAATCAGGAAGGCGGAATGAATCCTGGGATGAGCTAATTTATTCATATTCGTGCTTATTACGCTTATACCAGCTTTATCCTGTGTATAAACGCCGCTTAATGTGGGATAGATATGCTAAAAGACAGTTAAAAGAGCCTAAAAAGGCACTAAAATCTAGACGTAATGCCCCCAAAAAAGATTATGTCAACAATTGGTAGAGGTCTTAGATGAATATTCCATCCAATATTCGTCAGGGTGTGACGGTGAAGTGGAGGGAAGATAGTTCTTCTGATCCATTTGATAATCCAATTACTAGTCCTGATTGGACAGCTAAATTTTATCTAAGAACAAACGTAAATTTAGAGGGCCATACCGTAACTGGTACTGAATATGGCGGTGGATGGGAATTTTCTATCGCTCATGGAGATACAGCAAACTTTGATGCTGGTGTTTGGTATTGGCAGTTTGAAGTCACCAAAGGTGCTGAAAAGTTTTTATTAGGTAGTGGTCAACTCACTGTTTTACAAACTTTAAGTTACACAGGAAATCCAGCAGCTTTAGATGGTCGTACTCAGGCTGTTAAAGATTTAGAGGATGTAGAAACTGCAATTAGGGCAATAGCTACAGGCAGATCAAAGGAATACATTATTGGTGATCGTACTTTTAAAAGTCTTGATCTAGCTGAATTAAGGAAATGGAGAGCAGATTTAAGAAATATCGTTGTTAGGGAACAGAAAGCAGAAATGATGGCTAACGGTCTAGGTAATCCACATGCAATGTACGTGAGGTTCTAATGGGTATTGCAAATGCTTGGCGTGAATTGTGGAAGCCAAATCCACAGAAGTTAGCTCGTAGGAGCTATGCAGCCGCAACAGTTAATCGTCTTACTTCTAACTGGGTTACAAGTAATTCTTCTGCTGATAATGAAATTTTATCCAGTGCAAGAAAAGTTAGATCTAGGGCAAGACAATTAAGCAGGGATAGTGATTACTGCAAAAATGCCTTAAGGGGTATAACTGACAATGTTGTTGGAACTGGTGTCCGATTACAGTCACAGGTCAGGAAACGTGGCCCTAGAGGAAATAATAAATTAGATCAAAAAGTAAATGATCAAATAGAAACTGCATGGAAGAAATGGGGTAAGAAGGATTCTTGCCATACAGCAGGGAAACTATCTTTTGATGACATCACTAGAACTGCTGTTGCAGCAATGGCATTAGATGGTGAATGTTTTATCAGAATTATTAGAGGTCAGAAATTTGGTAAAAGTGATGTTCCAATTGCGTTAGAAGTATTAGAAGCCGATATGGTTGATGAGGATTATGTCGGGAAAAGTGCGAATAAAGGTTGGCAGTGGCGAATGGGAATTGAAGTTGATACTTGGCAACGTCCTAGAAATTATGGATTTTTGACTCGTCACCCAGGAGATACTTTATTTCCTATAGGTGTTGTAGATGATAAGAGACATATTATTGTTCCAGCTAAAGACGTAATTCACTTATTTAAAGTTGAACGTCCTGGTCAGACTAGAGGTGTTAGTTGGTTTGCTTCTGCAATAGAGCGTTTACATCACTTAAGCGGATTTGAACAAGCTGAATTGGTTAGGGCTAGAGCTAGTTCGTGTTTAATGGCTTGGATTCAGTCTCCTGAATCAGAACTTTCTGCTGATGGGATCGAAGATCAGGAAAGAGTTTATGACATGGAACCTGGTGCTGTTCGTGTACTTGCAAATGGCGAAAGCGTTCATGTTCCCAACTTAGATGCACCAGATGGGCAGTTTGAACCTTTTGTTCGTGCCATGCTTCGAGCATTAGCGGCTGGTATTGGCTGTAGTTATGAGTCAATATCTAGAGATTATAGTCAAACAAATTACAGTTCTTCTCGTTTAAGTCTTCTACAGGATCAGGAAGCTTTTAAGGCTTTACAACATCAACTACAGGAAAATCTCTTATCTATTATTTATGATGAGTGGCTAGAGATCGCAGTGTTGAGTGGGGCCTTGAGCTTGCCTGGGTATCAGCAGGATTCTGATCATTACCACAAGACAAGATGGTTATTTAGAGGATGGGGATGGGTTGACCCTCAAAAAGAAGTATTAGCAATGAAGGAGGCTGTGCGATGTGGATTTAAAACTCAAGCACAAGTAATTGCTGAGTCTGGTGGTGATTTAGAGGAACTATTAACGGCACGTAAAAGTGAAATTGAATTAGCAGAAAGTATGGGATTAAAATTTGACACTGAACCTGAAACTGTTACGGACACCCAAACATCTACTAAAGTGAGTGAAACAAATCCAAAAGTAGATGATGGAGAACAAACGTGATTTTGAAGATCGTGTTTTAAAGCGATCCGAAGTCGTTGAATTTAAAACCAATGACGAGGAACGAACTCTCTCATTTCCTTTTAGTAGTGAGAAAGGAGTTGCCAGATATTTTGGCAATGAAGTTCTCGAACATACTAGAGAAAGTGTAGATTTAGGCCGCTTAAAAGATGGCGCACCCTTACTCTGGAACCATGACACTGACAGGGTTTTAGGAGTTGTTCGTAATGCAACTATTAAAAACAAGCGTGGTTACGCTGATGTTGAATTTAGTCGCAATGAGTTTGCTACACAGGTATGGGATGACATCTCTAGAGGCATTTTAAAGAATGTTTCTGTTGGCTATCAAATTAAAGATTTAGAGCAAAGAGGTGAAGACTATGTGGCTACCCAATGGGAGCCGTACGAGGTAAGTATTGTCAGCGTAGGTGCAGACAATTCCGTCGGGATAGGAAGAAGTTTAGATGAACTCGTTACTGCGACCCAAGAACAACCTATTATGTCTGAAGAGCGTTCAAACGTCTCCTCAAAAGCGTCGACTGACGCACCGTCCACATCTACCCCTGTTGACATGACGACTACTCCAAAAGAAACATTGGAGGTGCGTTCAGAAGCCGTTGATCATTCAAAGGCTATTAAATCTGAGCGTTCCAGAATTCAAGAGATTCTTACTGTTGCTGCAAAGTACAATCTTGAATCCCTTGGTGAGCAATACATCAAGGAAGAAAGAAGTGTTGCAGACTTTAATTCTGCTGTTTTGCAGAACTGGAAGCCAGAGCCTACACAGCCAAAAGCTGACGAGGCAGATATTGGTTTAAGCGATAAGGAAGTACGTGGTTACTCCTTTATGAAAGCGATCAGGTATAAGTCTGATCCAACAAATGCTGCTTACAGAAGTGATGCAGCTTTTGAAATTGAGTGTTCTGCTGCTGCTGAAAAGAAATTCGGTAGATCTGCACAGAACGGTGGCTTGATGGTTCCTTCTGAAGTTCTCACAAGGGATTTAAAAGCTACAGCGAATGGAGCAAATGTAGTTGAGACAGTTCTTGACTCAGGTTCATTCATTGACATGCTCAGAAACCAGTCAATTTTGGACAGGGCGGGAGCTACGGTCTTGACTGGACTTTCAGGAAATGTCCAAATTCCGAGACAAACTGGCGGCTGTTCAACTTATTGGATTTCTCCAGAAGGAGCAAGTGTTACTAAGTCAGATCAAACTCTTGATCAGGTCGGATTATCACCTCGCACTTTGGGAGCTAGAACTGAGTACACAAGACAGTTCATGCTTCAGTCAAGCATTGAAGCCGAGAACTTTGTACGCAATGATTTATCAAAAGGCATTGCTTTAGAAGTTGATCGTGTTGGTCTTTATGGAACTGGTCTTGCTGGTCAGCCATTAGGAATCCATAACGTCCCTGGAATCTCAACACAAGCTTTCGCTGCTGCTGTTGCTGCTGGTGGCCCTACTTTCTCTGAAGTAGTGAACATGGAAAGCACTATGGCTGGTGACAATGCACTAATGGGTAGCCCTTGCTATATCGGCAACGCTGCAATGTTAGGTGCATTGAAAGTTAAAGCTAAAGATGCTGGTTCAGGATTGTTCCTCTTAGATGGCAACACTCTTAATGGCTATCCAACTTATAGATCACAACAAGTAGAAGCTGGTGATCTCATCTATGGTAACTTCTCTGATTTGATCATTGGTTACTGGGGTCCAGCTATCGAGCTTACAGTTGATCCTTACTCTCTATCTGATACTGGTTCTACAAGAGTAGTTGCCTTTGTTTCAGTAGACATGGTTGTTAGACATCCTGAGTCTTTCGTACTAGGTGCTTAATTCTTAACCCTCTTTTTTCTATCGAACAATGACAGTTTATTTACGAGACGCACAGACAGTCGTTTCACTTCTCGGCAACGACGTAGTAGCGTCAAACGGGAATGGTTCTGCAATCAATCTTCAGAATGGCACTCAGCGTTTTGAAGGCGACTGCACAGTAACGCTTGATACTGAGGCTGGTGGTAGCGGAATTGTTTACACAATTAAGCTCACTGAATGTGACACATCTGGTGGTACTTACACTGATGTAACTGGTGGTGCTTTTACTGCTACTACAGCTAACACTGCATCAACACAAGTTTTATTCCTTAATGCTTCTGAACTGAAGCAATACATCAAAGTGAATAAAGTTGTTGCTGGTGGTACTGGTGCTGGTGCTGTATCTGTTACAGCCCTATTTAGCAACAAGTACGGTTAATAGTTAGGTGTCATTCGCTGACGACTTAACAACAATGCTTGGTAGTCCGTTCTCCACTAGCTGTACTGCTGGTGGGACGACTGCCAATGGCATTTTATCTGAGCCATCCGAGGTCGTTTTAGATGGCATGGTGCTTTTTAGTGATTACACTTTGCAAGCAAAAGCAAGTGATTTTGGAACATTAGTTGCTAATGATGCAATTACTGTTGGAGGCGTTGCATATACAGTTCGTGAAACAAGGTTTTCAACTGATGGTTTGTTAGTAACAATTGCAATACAGAAAACATGACTTGCAAAGTTGAACACATTCTTTCCAGAATTATTACTAATCTCGCTGGTACTGCTGGAGTTTCGACTCGCATTTATCGCTCTAGGGTAGTACCTCTTACGAGGAATGAATTTCCAGCAATAGTTTGTGAACCCATAAGTTCGAGTTGCAGTCAGTCAACAAGTCTTCCTACTCTTGATTGGGAGTTACAAGTCAGAGTCGTAATTTTAGTAAAAGGAACAACAACTACAAGTCCTGATCAAGCTGCTGATTCAATTTTGGAATCAATGTGGCCCAAGATGACTACAGATTTAACGCTAAATGGTAATGCAATAGATGTTCAACCAACAGGTACAGAGTTCTTAATGAGTGATGCTGACCAGCCAACTGGAGCGATAACAACTAACTGGACAATTCGTTATCGAACAGAAGTTGACGACCTTACCGAATAAATATTGTTATTACGCTCTAATTACCTACTAATATGTTGATATAAGACTTGGTTGTATTTGAGCAATGGCAAAACTCACTCGTAAAAAGACTCTTTTGATTAAGAAAGAGACTAGCTACGGAAGCACAAGTAGCCCTACTGGTTCTGCTAATGCTGTATTGGTAAGAGATCTAACTGTTGAGCCAGTTGTTAGTGATGAAGTCAATCGAGAATTAATAAGAGGTTATTTAGGTAATCAAGAAGTTTTATTGGCAAATACAAGAGTCAATGTGAGCTTTGACGTTGAAATGGCTGGATCTGGAGCTGTAGCTACGCCGCCAAAATATTCAGATGCCTTACTTGCTTGTGGCCTTGCTCTTACTACAGTTTCAAGTACTTCTAATACTTACGCACCAGTAAGTAGCAGCTTTGATAGCGTCACGATTAAATACAATACTGATGGAGTAAATCACACAATTTTAGGTGCAAGAGGTTCATTTTCGATTAATTGCGAAGTTGGTCAAATTCCAGTAATTTCTTTTAATTTCACTGGACTGTATTCGATTCCAACAGATACAGCGATGCCAACAACAACATATAGCAATCAAGCTGATCCAGTTATCTTTAAAAACGGTAATACATCAAGTTTCCAATTGTTTGGTTATTCAGGGGCGTTGCAGTCTTGGTCATTTGATATGAATAACGAACTTGTTTATAGAGAACTTGTAGGAGGAACAAAAGAGACACTTATCACTGGTAGAACACCCTCTGGTACTGCTGTTGTAGAAGCTGTAGCTCTTTCTGCTCATAACTTCTTTAATGACGCTACAGGTTCAGCTACAGGCACAAACACTTGGAGTCATTCGGGTGGGGCTGGAAATATTTGTACGGTGTCATGCCCACAGTCAGATTTAAGTGCTCCAACTTATGAAGATTCTGATGGAATTGTGATGTTAAGTCTTCCATTTATGGCTACTCCTAATAACGGCAATGACGAATTTAGCTTGGTATTTACATAGATAATGGTTATTGTTGCGTAAGATGTATATTTTTAATGGCTCTAATCAAAAAGAAGGTAACTTCTATTAAATGGCCTATCACTGTCACTTCTCCTTCTGATGGTGGTAAATGGAAGGATGAAACTTTTACTGGAGTTTTTAAAAAGTTAGGAGTAAAGGAAATTCAAGATTTATCCAAGAAAGGTGATCTTCAGTTAGTTATTGATGTTTTAGAGGGTTGGGAAGATATAAAAGATGAAGAGGGTAATGACGTTGCCTTCACTAAAAAAGAGCTAGATGTTTTCCTGAATGATATAAATTTTATAAAAGGAACAGTCCAAGCAATTATTGATATGCAAAAGGGTGCTCCTGAAAAAAACTAATAGAGGCCACTGAATATTGGATAGGCAGTGGTCAGGAAATAGATGAATCCTATGAAGATGCAATTGCATTAGGGATTGTTGGTATGCCAAAGAAAGAGAAGGAAAAAGATTTTGTTGTATGGGAGGAAAACTGGGAGATCGTTATTATGTTTACTCGAATGGCTACGCAGTGGAATGTCTCTATGTCAGGAGTGATTGGATTAAAATATGAAGTCTTAGAGTGGTTTTGCCGTCTATACTTAGTTGATGATGCTAGAGCCATGTTGGAAGGTATTCAAACAATGGAAAGAACAGCATTAAGTGTTTTAAACGAGAAGGCTAAATAAATGAGTGCAAAAACGAGATTTCAGATTGAAGCTTCTGTCACAGGGATGGAAGGGGTCAAGAAATTACAAAATTCAATTAAACAGCTACAAAAATCAACATTACCGACTTCGGTTGAGATAACTAAATTACGAACAGCAGCAAAAGAATTAGGAAGACAAAGTGATTTAACAGAGAACGATTTAAGGACTCAAGCAAGCGTTTTTAGGGAACTAAGAGCAAATGTATCTATAACGGGTACAGCGTATAAAAAATTAACTGCTGACATATACAAGGCTGAAAAGGCTCTTGAGAAAGTATCAGCGACTGGGAAACGAGCTGGCTTGAGCCTTAGTAAAGCTGCTAAAGGATTAGGAGCTGTTGCTGGTGCTGGTGTCTTTGGAGGGGTCGAGGGTGCTCTCGGTGCATCTCTTGGTTTAGTTCTCTCAGGTGGAAACCCTGGTGCTGCATTGGCTGGTGGTGCTGTTGGAGCACAACTTGGGATGGGACGTAAGCAATTAGGAGAGATAGGTATCTATCAAGCATCACTGAAAAGGCAAAGATTAGCTTTAGAGCTAGTTATTGCAGATACAGATAAGTACACGAAAGCCCAAGAGTTTTTAGCTGAGAGCAGTGAAAAATTAGCTATACCTCAAGATGTAATAGTTAGACAATTCACTGCATTAACCGCTTCTGTTCTTGGTGCGGGTCGATCAGTAGAAGATGCTCAAGAAGTATTTCTCTCTATAGCTTCTGGTATTCGTGGTACTGGTGGAAGCCTAGAGGACATGAAAGCTGCTATGACGGCTACCGCCCAAGTATTCAGTAAGGGCAAGGTGTCTGCGGAGGAATTGCGACAGCAACTTGGTGAACGTCTACCAGGAGCGTTCACTATTTTTGCAGCGTCTATGGGTAAGACTCCTGCGGAGTTAGACAAGGCGTTAGAGCAAGGAAAAGTTACTTTGCAAGACTTTATGGGATTTAGTAAATTCTTATTTAACGATTATGGAAAAAATGCTGAAATCTTAGCTACGTCACCAGCCGCCGCAGGGGATAGATTAGCTACTGAGTTTTCAAAATTTAAAGATACTTTTGGAGGATTCTTTGCAAATATTGGTGCATCACTACAAGATGGCACAACAAATATGCTTAAATTTTTAAATACCAATCAAGGAATCATTAAAAAATACGTTACAGACATAGTAAATATCTCTGTCGGTATTGGGAATGTTTTTAAAAAAGTAATGACTGATATTTTTGGTGGTCTAGGTCAAGCATTACAAACGGCGTTTGAATTTATAAAAAATCTTTTCCAAAAAATAGCTAATGTAATTAATGGTTTCTTTAAAGGGGTTAAAAAATTATTTGACGCTTTTAAAGATGCTCTGGGTCATCTGGGATTAGGAAGGTTGGTTGAAGTCCCTTTCATTACAATTGATGAAAAAACAGCAGATACTTTAAAAACTAATCTATCCAAAATCACTGATCCTCTTAAAGAATACAAAAAAGAATTACAAGATTTGTTTAATGAAAATAGTGGATTAAGTTCAGAAGAAGTTTTTGGTAATCCAAAGTTTGATGAGATAATTGAGAAAGCAATCAGAGCTAAAGAGGCAGCAAATAAATTAAACAATGAATTAGATAAGACAGGGAATTCATTAAATATTTATGATGCTTTAAGTGCTGGAGTAACAAAATATTTAACTGGAATCAAATCATTATCAGAACAAATTGGTGATGCAGTTGGAAACGCCTTTAAAGGTATGGAAGACGCAATAGTTAAGTTCGTCACAACTGGAAAGGTATCATTTAAAGATTTTGCTCGTTCAATAATTGCAGATATGACTCGTATTTATGCAAAACAAATGTTATTAAAAATCTTTAGTTCTTTCATGCCAGGAGCATCACCAACAATGTCAAGTGGAGGTGCTCCAATGAATTTGTATAAAAAACAAGCTCCAGGTTTAAATGCTTTAGATTTTGATTATGCAAATGCATTAGGTAATGTCTATGGCAGCAACGGTATTGTTCCTTTTGCTAAAGGCGGTGTAGTTAACAAGCCCACATTATTTCCCTTTGCTAAAGGTGGTGTTGGTTTAATGGCAGAAGCTGGTTCTCCAGAAGCCATCATGCCTCTTAAAAGAACACAAGATGGTCGTTTAGGTGTAGAAGCTGCAATGGGTCGCTACTCAGCTTCAGGTGGTACTACAACTGTTAACTACACAGGTCCAGTGATGAACTTTAATGGTGATGATTATGTACCTAGATCTGCTGTAACTGACATCATTAACGCTGCTGCATCACAAGGCGCAAAAGCTGGAGAAAATAGAACTTTGTCTACTTTAAAAAATAGTAGAAGTACTAGATCGAGGTTAGGAATGTAATGACTGTTGTTGCTTTAACTGCTTTCCTCACTGTTAAAAAATCTAATGGTAATGTCGAACATAGATTCCAAAACGGCAAGCACGAAGGTGTTGGAAAGTATGCCTTCCTGTCTTTTATATATCAAGGGGCTGCAATGAATCGCTCTGGTGATAACTTAGAGGCTTCAATTATCCTTGCTAATAATCCTATAAGCATGGGTCATGTTAAAGAGTTTGTGACAAATAAATATCAGATATTAGTTGAAACATTCTTAATGGATTCTAACTTTAATAAAGATACTGCTGCAAAAAACAATGGAAAGTTAACAGGTGAGCAATGGTTAGCGGCTTCGATGAGATACGACCCAGAATCAATTGAGTTGTTGTTAAGTTCTGCTATTGACGCTGTTGGTGCAAACGCTCCACAGCAAACACTGACTAAAAGTAGGTGTTCTCATCTTCCTTTGACTGGACAGATTCAAAATCTTTGAAGCCTTACGAATTAATTGGTTTAGGTTATCGACTTGGTTCTAATCCAGCCATACATGGAACTGGTGATTGTTTAAGTCTTTGTCAAACCGTATTGGCTCACTATGGCTTTACTGTTCCTAAAGCACAGCGAAATTGGTATAGACGATTAAGAAAAAAAGACTATTCAATATTTGATGAAGAATTAAATAAGTGGGGAGTAGAATCAACGCCTAGACTAGGTGTAATTGGTTTGTGTCATAGCGAAGATAACGGCTATGGCATGGCTGCTTTTTACGAGGAAGGATGGCTGAGTTACCGAAGGACATCAGAAAACCAGGTGGTGATATGGTCGCCGCTAGAAGCCCTTTCGGTCGTAGGGTGCTACTTCCAACGGAAGCCGATCTCTGTAATTCTTTAGGATTAACAGAAGAAGAATATTTTAAATTTTTAGAAGGTGTAGCGGCAAAAGTAAAAGAAAGACCAGAAGCTTATAACTTAGTTCCTGATATTGTTAATGGCCCTTTAGTTGTTGCTACAACTGCTGCTACAACTGCTGCTGGAACGGCAGGGACACTTACTCTTTTAGGACAAGTAGTTGTTGGTGTTGCTTTAAGTGTAGTTAGTTATCTTTTAACTCCTAAGCCTCCTAGTCAAAAGCAAGGGCAAGCTGTAAAAACAGCAGATATAGAAGGATCTAAAAAGTTTGCTCCACAACATAGCTTTAACAGTGTTCAAGAATTAGCAATTTTAGGAGATTTAGTTCCTCTTGTTTTTACTAAATATCAAGAATTAGGTGGTCGAAAGTATGGCGGCATTAGGGTTAATTCTCAATTGATGTGGTCACAGCTTCTTAGTTTTGGTCGTTATCAGCAATTAAAAATTCTTGCTTTATTTTCATTAGGTGAATTAGGTCTAACAGGAGATGGTCCTGATTTTGAAGGTTATGCAATTGGTGATTTATTAATCTCTAATTATCACTCTGAAAAAATATATAAAGTTAGGACAATTGATGGTTCTTCCTTACCTGGAAGTGAAACAAGTATTCCTTTCTTATCAGGAGAAAACTTTAACGATAATTATTTTAATAATCAAAATTATGTTTTTAAGGATGATGTTTTTAAGATTGATGATGGAACTGGGCATTTTGAAGAATATTGTTGCGGAACAAGAAACCCAACAACACAAGCTACTTTTGGTTTAAGTTCACCAATGCCGAACTGTACTTGGTTTGGTCTTCCTTATGAATTAATTCGTTGGGGTGATATTAATAAAGACACTAGACCTGGAATTAGAATACAGGTTCGTAAACGAGTGAAAAACTTAGGCTTATGGCCTATGAGAGCTGGCTTTGCTTCTGGTGGGACTACTAATCAAAAAGCAGGTTTAGAAGAGGTAACTGTTGGGACTGATTTAACTTATCAAGTTGTAGGAGGTTCTGATAATAGTGAAACAAGCGATGATAATGTCCTTGCTTTTCAGAAAAACGATACAAGACATATTGGCCGTCATGGTGTTGAAGATGTTGATGCAATTAGCATTTCTGTAAGAGAAGCAACTGACGGGTACATATCAAAAGGAGAACAATATATGGCTGGAACAGCTTTAGTTTCATGCACGATGGGAGGCGACAATTTAGATTCTCCTGGTGCTCCTTGGGAAGGTCGTAAATCACAAACAAGACAGTACACTTTCAAGGTTGTTCAAAAGGGATATTACGAGTGCTTGCCTAATGCAGATCTATCTACTCATTGTTTAAATCCTGAATGGAATACAAGTGGTAATCATTGGACCGTTCCAAATAGCAACCCAAATGAGTTCTATTACGAACAGAATAAAAATCAAATATTTCCTCCACATTCACGATATGCCTTACAAAAAACAACAATAGGTAGTGTTTCTAATAATAGAGATTGTGATATTACAGAAATAGGTTTGAAGTCAAAAGTTTATAAACAGATGCAGTTTGCAAACGTAAATAGTAAACCTACAGAAGGAGATATTGTTGGTGCAATTAATGATAGAAATCCTATATCATTAGGACAAGTTCAAACTTATTTAAACAGAATAAGTTTCTTTAAATTATTAGTAAGAAAAGCTGGATCAAATGAAGAATGGTCTGATGATCATTGGGTTAAACCTGATAATGTAAATAATCATTCGGGGTTATTTTGTGTAAAAGGAAATACGCCTGAATTTCAATATAACTATATAAAA